GCATATAAGACGGTATCTTTAAAATAAGATAACGCCTTATTAACAAGCCATGGATTATATGCCTTCTCTGAAACCTCATCTACCATGAGATTTTCTTTTTTAGAAGAGTTAATAGAGTTTACGTAATCAAATGGGTTCATTTAAACTCACAGTTAATTAAAATTTCAGTGAAGCACGCAATAATATTTATTTCAGGATCCGCGACAAAAGCAGCCTGATACTGATATTTTGATAATATTAGTACTAACTGTGGAATACCATTGCCTGTCATATATTGATCAGCTGACTCATAAAGACGTCTAAAGACTTCAGTCTGTTCGATATCCACATTCTCGGCAACCCACTTCCGAAGATTTGTAAAGTCTTTTTCTTTAAGAAGCTTATAGACAGAATTAATCTCAAGATCCTTGATGCTACCAAGGATACCGCTGTCAATCTTCCCAGTTGATGCATAACGCTGAAGCTCATTAAGAACCCGGCGCCAGTCTGGGAAGAACTTAGTAACAACCTCAGCAACTACAGCACGATCAAACTCAACGTTCTCATTGGCAAGGATCTTCTCAACTCTCTTGAAGAACTGAGAAGCAAGTTTTGCTCCAGCAGACTTAGATAGTTTAAAATCAATTACCGAACAACGCGAATGAAGTGGTTCAATGATTCGATTTTTAAAATTACAGGTGAGGATGAAGCCGCAATTCTTGCTGAATTCCTCCATAAAATTTCGCAGAGCTGGTTGTGTTGAGTTTGCGTTAAGGTAATCTGCTTCGTCAAGGATGACGTACTTACGACCTCCAGAGAGACTGACAGAGGAGGCGAAGTTGAGAATCTCATTACGCAAGGTATCGATGTTGCCATTCATAGATCCATTAATTACGATATAATCACATTCAAGTTCTTCTAACATGGCACGTGCCACTGTTGTTTTACCAACACCGGCACTGCCACTTAAGATAAGGTTAGGAATGTTTTTCTGATCTACGAATTGTTGAAATGTAGCTTTAAGCTCTTCAGGCAAGATAGTATCAGCGATAGTCTTGGGGCGGTATTTCTCCACCCACAAGAACTGTTCTTTAACATCCATTTGTTAACCTCAGAAAGTTGAATTTGCTTCGACTGCAACAAGATACATGATATCATTACCGGTGAATCGTGCGATACCCTTTGATGTGATATCAACATCATAATCACCAGTCAACAGCTTGATATTTTCTGCACGAAGAATTGCTCTAAACTTCTTATCAGTCTTGCCTACAACAATAGAGTAAACATCACCGCTAGGATTCTTAGAGTCAATAGCCTGAAGCATGATATCATTGCCATCACCAGTAACAGCGATTTCAGGAAGACGAAGAACACCCATACCCTTCATGACACTTGTGAGAGAATCATTAGTAAGTTTAAAGCTAACTTCTGGTTCAGGAAATTCCTTAAGAGTTTCCGGTGCAGAGATAATAGTTGCAGCTTCGGCAAGAGTATAGTTGACAACATTATTCTTACCACGAATAGTGATAGTCTTTTCGTTGATAGTAAGTTCTGGATCTTCGAAAAGAGATAGTGTGCTAAGGAACTTAGAGAGATCATAAATCGCAAACGTATTTTCGAACTCGACATCTACCTTAGCGCGTGTGATGATGCTTCTTACTGGTGATACAGTAGAAAGGAAGTTGCCCTTCCTAATAAGGATGGAAGGGTTAATCGTAGAGAAGTTCTTAAGAACTTGCAGTGTTCGCGTATCCAATTTCATAATATAAAAACCTTTCAATTACTTTTTAAGTTGATCTGCATCTGCGGTAGCCGAAGCACCGATAGATGCAAGATCGGCCAATGAACCACCAAAGATATATGTGCCAACATGTTGTAGCTGCATCCAAGGACATAGCCATGTACGAAGGTTTGCTTCTTGGAGCTTCTGGCAGAACCAATAGTCTTCAGAAAGATAGCGTTCAGACTTAGGATCAACTTCAGCCTGGAAGTACATCATAATCTTACGTGTACCATCGAAGTGTTTAGTACGAACATGATCCGGTTTGTAGAGGTATTGCGGGAACTTCTCGTTAAATACTTCAAATGTCTTACGACGAATCATCATAAAGCCTGTACCAATTTCAAGGACTTCAGCAGGTTCACCGATCGGAATTGATCCTGTGCCGCTCTTAGGATTAAATACATAATCACCAACAAACTTTTCAAGTACTCCAGGATCTTTGTCAGCAATACCTTTATCAACAGCTTGCTTGATCTTTTCCCATGAGATACACTTCTTAGGATAAGGTCCGCCAATAACATCGTAATCATCATTCTGAAGTTGAAGAGCAAGAAGCGCAATAACATCTTGTGGATTGAACCCAATGTCCGAGTCAATGAACAACATATGTGTTGCATCAGATCGCATGAACTCATCACAGCAGTAGTTTCTTGCACGAGTAATCAAAGATTCGTTAAACAAGAAATACATCTGAAGTGGGATGCCATGATGTGTACATAGAGCAGAAAGATCTGCAATACTACGTGCAAACATACCAGCGCACTGTCCACCATACATAGGTGTAGCTACAAACAGCTTGCACTTTCTAAGTTCATCAGTATTAATTTTAATTTCCATTTGTGTTATTCTCCTTATCATGAATATAAAGTGCAAGAATTCCGTAATGAAGTATCTTCATTAGATCATCTCTATTTCTACCATTCTTCTTGCCATATCTAGCAGCATACTTAATAATATCACCAATAGTAAATCCGGTACCATGGCCAGCTGAAGCAATTAGTTCAAATGCTTGGATATTATCAGGACCTACGTAGTGTTTTGTGTAGGTACCTTCTATATATTCTCCGAGTTGATGCAAAAGCGCCTCTTCGTTGAATTTATACATAACTTTTTTATCCTTTTCCTTTTTCATACAAAATACTCCAAAAGCGTATTATAATTTCTATTCCATTCTAACCCCTGCCAATGTGGATAATATTCTCTAGATAGATGCACAGACTTTGGTTTTTCCATATACTCAAAATCTAGTTCACCTTTCTCGTTGAGAAGATAATCTGTCCACTCAACAATCTCTAAACACTCATGTTCATACTTCTTTAATTCTTCTTTGAACATAAGACGCATTTTGTTTCTATCTGCCCACGATCCATAGAATGGAGTACCTTTATAATAACCGGTTTTAGGCAATACTCTACTCTCGTTCTCAATAGGCAATAGTTCATAGATTCTTACTTTAGCATTATGATCTTCAGCAATCTCAAGTGCTTGCTTGGTATATTCTCTTACTAACTCTTTAACAGCACCTTCTGGGTCGCTCTGTCTAAGAATATGATGGCGAATATCAATATTACCAAAGTAAAATTCTATATTCTCAAATAAATCTTTATTCTCAGGATCGCGATTTGGTGGAATTAGAAAGTCACTAAGTCCTGTCTTTAGTGCACCATGCAATGTTTTGAATGGCACAGAGTTAACTCTCCAACCAGGTCTATACATACAAATAGAATGAGAGTCACCAGTAACAATATTAAGAGATTTAACTTTATCATTCAGTCTGATAGTTCTAGCTGTTTCACAAATCTTTTTATAGTTATCCCAATCAACTAAATCCCAATCAGCATGTTTAGAGCTTGCTGATTTAAATCTATTCATGAGCATTTCATGATAGTATGGAAAATCAATATCTATACTATACACTGCTCCTTTAAATTTGGACATATTAATTACGCTATCAATGTTAGCATAATTTTGTACGCCACCGAACATATTGAGTGTTCCAAACCAGTCGTTGCCATGATAGACATAGATCGCATCATAAGCATTGTAGTCTGTATCAATATTACCAGTCATATTCAAATGAACATCAAAACCCACATTCTTGAGTTGATCGGCATAGATTACCCCTTGGGCGCTTCTATGAGAAGACACATTCTTAGAGATGGGAGTAAAGGGTGTAGTAACTAATACTTTCATTGTTTCTTCTTCCAATCACGATATGAATCTATTCTATCATAGATTGTCGGATCTGTTAACACTGGTTCTGCGCCAACGTTCCACATTAACACATTTTTTCCACTATTCTTTGGGATATATTTCCAAACTTTAGCATCATATGTAGCTATAGCTGGGAACGGAGGAAGGTTTTCTTTTGCTTCTTCTTGCTGAAAGTCAAGGGGTTCAGAGATAACATTAGCTCTTCCCAATTCGCCTTGCTTTAGGTTTCTGGCTACAGCAACACATGTGAACTTAGCGTTAGGC